GATTCCGCGATGACCTGATGGCCAGCACCATGCAGGACGCCCTCCAGAAGTTGGAGCCGAGCAGTTTTTTTACGGACGACGCCGCCAAGGTAATCGCGGAAGTGGAGCGTAAAGAGGTCGGGCGTCTCGAAAAAGCGCAGTGGTATGAACGGTTCGCCTACGTGCAGGACGATGACGCCTACTTCGATCTGCAAGACCGGCGCGAGATTGGCCGGGGCACATTCAATGCCCTGTTCCGGCACATCGGTTGCAATAGCATACACAACGGCCGCAAGGTCGAGGCCAGCGTGTGCTACGACGAGAACCGTCAGGCGCAGGGCGCGCGGGTGCTTGCCGGTGTGACCTACGCCGCCGGGGACAGCGTGCTGGTGGCGCGCGATGGGGACGTGTATGCGAACCGCTGGCGCGATGCGCGGCCTGCGGTAGACAAGACCACCCAGGGTGATATTACACCCTGGCTAGATCACTGCGAGCGCCTGGTGCCCGAGCAGCGCGAGCGAGAGCATTTATTCAACATCATGGCGTATAAGGTTCAGAACCCTCGGATTAAAATAAATCACGCCGTACTGCATGGCGGGGATCAAGGCTGCGGCAAGGATACGCTGTGGGCGCCGTTTATCTGGGCTGTGTGCGGTTCGGGCATGAAGAACCGTGGCCTGCTGGACAACGACACGCTGGGCTCGCAGTGGGGATATCAGCTTGAGGCCGAGATTATCATCCTGAACGAGTTGAAAGAGCCGGAGGCGAAAGAACGCCGCGCCTTGGCCAATAAACTGAAACCTATAATAGCCGCTCCACCCGAGATGATTTCGATAAACCGGAAAGGGCTGCATCCATACGATATGGTCAACCGTGGCTTCGTGCTGGCGTTCAGCAATGACCCGGTACCTATCTCGCTCGATTCACAAGATAGGCGATGGTTCTGCGTTTGGTCGGCGGCGGCGCGGATGGACGCGGACGATGCCGCGCGCCTTTGGAACTGGTATAAAAGTGGGGGATTTCATTCTATAGCCGGATGGCTGCACCGGCGCGATGTGTCGGCATTTAACCCGGCAGCCGCGCCGATGTGGACGGAGTTTAAACATAATCTGGTTGAACACGGTATGAGCATGGCCGAATCGTATCTAGTGGACATGATGCGCGGACGTAAGGGCGAGTTTGCGCGAGGCGTGGTAGGCTCGCCCTTTCATGCGCTGTGCGACCGTCTGGTAGGTAGCGCGCCCAGTGGCGTTAAAGTGCCACAGGCCGCGTTGTTGCACGCGCTGAAAGAGGCCGGATGGGTGGATATGGGGCGCATATCGTCAGGCGATTACACAAGCAAAAAACACGTATTTGCCGCGCCCGATATGGTAGGCAAAGCGAGCAAATCCGAAATGCGCCGGATGATAGAAGAGGCGCCGCCCGTGCGTATGGCACTGGTTAAGTAACATGCGTGTGCGATAGGCGCGCGCATAAAAAACCCCGGCGCGAGGCCGGGGCGAAGGTAGCGAAAAAACAGCTTTATAAGTCTAGAATGATAGCGATTATAACGGCAATTGCCAAGCCAATCAGCGCGAGGATCATATCGATATGACCATAGCGAACAGGATAAGCGCGCCTACCAGCGCGCCCATGGCGTACCATTTCAGGGATTCGATGATTTTCATGTTAATCACCGTATGCATCCAATTCATCATGATCGGCCGACATCAATTCAGCTAGTTGCATGGCCCCGTATAACGTACTGAATTTATAACATGTTTTTTCGTTGACATGATCCACAATTCCATATTTGCCATCGTCCCGCTGAACAACGGTAATACGGTTCAAATTCGCTATAATTTTGTCCATTCTCTAATATCCTTTTTAATATCGAACCACGTAGACATCCCACAGGCCGCGCACGTCAACCGCCATTGCCCGCGCCCGGGCGGGTATCCGTCATCATGCGCGGGCGCGGGCGTGAAGGGCTGCAAACACTGCAAACACTTATGCGAGCGTGCAGCGTTTTCCGTGCCGTAAACGGGAAATTTAGCGGGCATCATGCGTACGCCGTCCAATGCGATGATTGAAACACTGGCGCGCCTGCTACTGTAGCGATCGGTTTCATGCGGTACGCACTGGCGAAACTGTGTATTTTTACGCTTGGTTCGCCTCCCGTCATGCTGACGCGTTTACGCATTGGCTCGCCTTTAAACTTCCCGCGCATGGGCACGCATTCGCCCTGTAGACTCATGGTTTCGACTGCATCCTGCGCTATCTCGCGAATCTCAATCATTGCGCCCAACACGGCGGTGCATTCATAAAAATCGATATTGGTCTGGTCATATCCCCATGAACACTTGAATATATCCCCTACTTTTACATCGTGGGGCGCATTGCGCTTTGCTTTGTACTCGGCCTTGCGCTCCTGCCATGCCATGTACCCGCGCAGCGTCTCCTCTATTTTCGCGTGTAGGCGCGCTTCGTTCTGAAATTCAAAATGCCAGTCCGGCTTGCTGCGCTTACCGCCAAATGCAATCGCTACTGTGCGCGGGCCGATAATGCCGTGAACCTCGAAACCGTACCTTTCATCCTTGGCGATGAGTGTGTAGTTTTTGGGTATGTAACGTGCGAGCATAGTTTATTCTCCTGTACTGTAGGTTAGTGTATCGGCTAAAGTCAGCCCGACAGCGCACTACGCTAGCGCGCTATCGGATGACTCTATCGCGCGACTACGGCGCAGTGCGCGCCCAGTCGAACCCGGCAGGGCCAACAGGTATCATGTCTTGGCGCAGTGGCATGACAATAGCGAGGCAATCATCATTGATGTGGCACAGCGCTGCGCCGGGGCCATTGTATCCCATGGCGAAACCGGCCGCCTTCGCATTGCCAAGGTCAATGGCCGCGTCGTTGACGCGTTGCAGGTAGTTCGTTTCATAACAGGCCGCTTCGCCTGATATGGTTTTTGGCACTACACGCGTGTAATCGGGAAATTTCCCGTCAATCGGTTTGAAAATAAACGCCTGCCCAGCGTAATCTATGCGCGCCTCAGTTCCGCCGCATTCTGATAACTCAATCGGCAAATGATTGTTCTTTTTCTCGTACGGGCTCTTGTGTTTTAGGATAGCCGTTACCGTATCGAGCGGGATAATGCCATCCCACGCGTGCGTGTTTTCGCACTGGCTGCGATGAATGAGCATTGTATGCCCATCCGTCGCTATTAGACGCGTCTCCGTCGTGGTGGCCTGCACGTACACGCCCATCAGGTAATAACGCACGTCATATTTTGGTGCGAATCTGGATGCTGCTTTTAACGCTGCTTTTTGTATGGTGATCATAGTCTAGTGTCCCTTTATCGTTGTCTCGCGCACCATTGCGCGGTGGTGATAATGTAAGGTATTGTTTTGCACACGTCAATAGGCTTGTTACATTTTGTTACAATTTAGTCACTTTGGCAGTCTTTTTTTCGGTGGCCCAAATTGCTGATTCACGCGCGCAGCGCATGAGTGTCGCAACAGACGCCACGTTTTTTGTGTCAGTTGGGCGTTTTTTGGGCTGCGCCAGATGATGACGTTGCCGATGCCAAGGCATTGGGGAAAAAAGCTTTTTTCCGTTCTTCAGTTATTTAGTCATTTAATCATCTTAAACTTGATAAAATAAAATATACTGTATATGTATACAGTAGTACAATAATGACGGCAGAACCGCGCAAAATCTCGCGCGAGTCCACACTGTAACCGTGGAGCGCCAGCGACTGAAATTTTCCGACTAGCTGACCCAATTGACCTAAGACCGCGCACAGCGCTGCCGATCGCGTAAGGTTGTTTAGGTCACGCTGCGAGCCGTGACCTAAACGACACAACGGCATCGGACTGCCTGGTGGCTGCCTGGTGGCCTGGTGGCTGCCTGGTGGCCTGGTGGCTGCCTGGTGCCTACCAGGTGCTGCGGGCGTGTAGGTTAGTGCTTACTGACCCCCCGGGTAGGGCCGGCGGTCGGCTGGTCGCGCGCAGGAGGTGTCAGCAAAATTTTGAAATTTTTTTGCAAAACACCCAACAAATCCCTTACAGTTGCAACTTAAGTCACTTAGGCTGTTTCGCACCTCAAAAAAAGTCGCTTACATACATGTTCAAGAGTCTTCCTCTTTCTGTTAGAGAAGTGCGCGCCACAGAGGCGACGCTGGAGCGCATCTATAAAGCTGCATACTTAGGTTTAAAGAATGATGCATTAGCGTTGTCAGCAGGACTGCTGCCCGTGGAGTACCGCCGACTTAAAGAGTTCGACCAAATGGCAGAACTGGCCGAACAGAAGGGGCGCGCCGACAACGAGCGCGAGAACAGCCAGCTTCTGCAAGACGCTGCGCGGGCGGGCGACGCCAAGGCGGCGCTTGCCATCCTCCAGCACGTTCACGGCTGGGTAGCCAAGCAGGCCATATCTGTCGAGGTAGAACAGCGCATCAGCGTCATTGACGCCCTGCGCGCGGCTGAGTCGCGCGTCATTGAGGGAAGTGTTGTGCCTCTTGAAGTTGCCCGCGAAGTTGCTCGCGAAGTTCCACGTGAAACCACGCCGTCAATCGCGCATCAAAAAGTTGCGTAATGCAAAAGCCCATCTACGCGCCTGAAGACGAGCAGCTTCTGATGACCCGGCTGTGGAGTCCGGCGGTCAAGGACGACCCCGAGGCGTTCGTGCTGTTCGCCTTCCCGTGGGGGCAGGAGAACACGCCGCTCGCCAAGTACAAGGGGCCACGCATGTGGCAGCGTCAGGTCTTGCGCGACATCAAGGCGCACATCAGCCACAACCGGGGCAAACTGGACATGAACACGCTGCGCGCAGCCGTGGCGTCCGGGCGCGGGATAGGCAAGTCGGCCTTGGTATCGTGGCTCATCTTGTGGATGCTGGCGACACGGATCGGCAGCTCAGTCATCGTGAGCGCCAACAGCGAGGCGCAGCTGCGCTCAGTCACATGGGGTGAGCTGACCAAGTGGTCAACGATGGTCATCAACGCCCACTGGTGGGAGATCAGCGCGACCAAGCTGACGCCAGCCAAGTGGCTGACCGACATCGTGGAGCGCGACCTCAAGAAAGGCACACGCTACTGGGCCGCCGAGGGTAAGCTGTGGAGCGACGAGAACCCTGACAGCTACGCGGGCGTGCACAACCACGACGGCATGATGCTGATCTTTGACGAGGCGAGCGGTATTCCTGACGGCATCTGGTCAGTGGGGGCGGGCTTCTTTACGGAAAACATACTCGACAGGTACTGGTTCGCGTTTAGCAACCCACGGCGCAACACGGGGTACTTTTTCGAGTGCTTCCACGCCAAGCGCGACTTTTGGCAGACCCGGCAGGTGGACGCCCGCACGGTAGAAGACACCGACAAGGCGGTCTATGAGCAGATCATCGAGGAGTACGGCGAGGACTCGTCACAGGCGCGCGTTGAGGTGTATGGTGAGTTCCCCAGCACTGGCGACGATCAGTTCATCTCGCCGTCACACGTTGCCGACGCGGCGGCGCGGCCACGGTACAAGGACGAGACGGCGCCGATCATCATTGGCGTGGATCCCGCCAGGGGCGGCGCGGACTCGACCGTGATAGTGGTGCGGCAGGGCCGCGACCTGACGGCGCTGCATCGCTACCAGGGCGAGGATACGATGGCTATCGTGGGGCGGGTAATCGACGCTATTGAAGAGTACAAGCCCACGCTGGTGGTCTTGGACGAAGGCGGGCTGGGGTATGGGATACTTGACCGGCTGCATGAGCAGCGGTACAAGGTCGTTCGGGGCGTGAACTTTGGCTGGAAAGCGAAGAATCCCATCATGTACGGCAACAAACGGGCTGAATTGTGGGGTTCAATGAAAGAGTGGTTAAAAACTGCTTCCATTCCCAACGATAGGGCGTTAAAGTCGGATTTGACCGGGCCTACCATAAAACCCAACTCTTCGGGTACAATTTTTCTGGAAGGCAAGAAGGAGATGAAAGCCCGAGGGCTGGCGTCTCCCGACGCTGCCGATGCGCTGGCTGTGACGTTTGCGTTCCCGGTCGCTCATCGGCAGTATGTGGAAAAACCAACCGTTCGCGGCTACAACGCCAACGGTGTGACAACGAGCTGGATGGGTGCTTAATGGCAAAAAAAGGCGTTTCGCTATCTGTTGGGCGGGGTGAGAAGTTGCCGGTGTCCAAAGGCGCGGGTCTTACGGCAAAAGGGCGAGCCAAGTATAATGCCGCTACGGGTTCCAGCCTGAAAGCCCCCGCGCCCAGCCCCAAAACAGCGGCTGACAAAGGCCGCAAGGCTAGTTTCTGTGCGCGTATGACCGGCGTTGTCA